ACACAAAAAGATGATAGACTTACAGAGAATGATGTATATAACAACCCTGTTGGAATTGCATCTACTGTAGTAGATAGGTATCAGGTAGTATCAAAAGAACTTGATACAGAAGTTCTTAGTAATGTTGAAGGAACTATTGATATTATTAATAATAAGAAAAGTCAACTTATTGGACTTGGAAATATTGCAGCAGGTCCTTTTAAACCTGGTGTATTTCCACCTATCTGTGGACTTTATTCAGATAAAGGTGATATTAATAACAATGTAAACTCTGGTAATGGAGAGGTCGAAGCGGTTGAAGGTGGAGGTATTGGTGGAGGAACTACAACACCTGCAGTTGCATACTCTGTTGTAAGAGGAGATTATGTAAGAATAGAGAGATATCCTAATTTAGAACAGAGAACCGCTCCAAATGACAATGCTCTTGAGAATATGAAGTTTCCCATTTTGAGTGGGGGCAATGCAGGTCAAGGAAAAGAAGATATTTATTTTATAAACTCTATGTATGAGGATACAGATGTTGGAGTTACATATTATGTGACTGATGATAAGGGTAGTTGGAACGTTGAAGGATTTGACGATACAGAAGGTGATATTTTAGGTGTATATTATCCAGTAGATCCTACTGGGGTTGCTAATACTACTATTAGTATTCCAGGTAAAGTGTCTTCTGGATTAGTTTTTTCTCCAGATAGTCTTTACAGTGGAATTTCTTCATTTTTTAATGGTGTTCAAACCGGTACTTGGACTACTGGACTCAGTACAAGTTCTGTTGAGTGGGATGTTCTTACTGGTCAATTGGAACCAATAGGAATTTCATTTATTATAAAGGGTACAGGTAAGTTGATTGTAGATGCTGCACAGGTATGTAGTGGTATTGCCGCATCTCAAACTTCATTACAGAATGAGATTGATACGTTAAGAACAAGTATAAATCCATATTTTGTTTCTGCCAATACGACAAAAATAACAAAACATGCTTCACAACTTAAATTATGGTCTGCAGAAAGAGTAAAGACTAGAAACCTTGAAGAAGCTACAGGCTTAAATAATTTTCAAAGAGATCTTGAAGTGGCAGTACCAACAGTTGAATCGATAGATCCTCAACTTCCAACCAATAGGGATACAGCAGATAATACTACAATTACCGCAGACAATACATTCATTACTGCAGATAGTCGGTAATAAATAACCTTACGGAGATCACTAATCATGACAAAACAAACAATTAATTTGGGTTCAACTCCTAATGATGGGACAGGGGATCCTCTGAGATCATCTTTTGATAAGACAAATGATAATTTTAACGAGATTTATACTACCTTTGGTGATGGAAGTACACTTGGTGGTATAGGTGTTTCTGTCGGTATTGCCAATTACGCAAACAATGCAGGTATTGCATCTCATGCACAAGGTATTATTGGAGCACCTGATATAAATGTTGGTATTGTTACTGCCAATGGATTTATAAGTGCAGCAGGTGTAACACCAGTTGAGATCACCCATACTGGAACTACATTAACCTTTACAGTGGTTGGTATTGGATCAACAAACCTGACACTCTCATAACTGTCATAAGATCATTGACAGGACATCCCACATAACCTATAGTACGAGAGTTCATACTAAAATCTATGGAATACGATAGAGAAGATTTCCTCGTCGAGAGTGAAGATGATGAGTATATTGTTAGTTGCGTTGTTGATCTAATGAGACGTACCTTCATTTTGTATTCTAATGAGGGTGATAGTAATACTGTCAATTGTGAAACTTCAGAGGAGTTCATGAATGTTATAGAAGTAATTAGAGCAGTATTACCAGAAAAAATTATTAAGTATATACAACCGTATGAATAAATATTCTTCTAATTTTTATCAAGAAATCCTCACATGTTATGAGTATGAGACCAAAAACACGTCAGTCTATGGAAATGTTATTCTCTGCGAAATGGAATCTTCCCAAGGCGGCAAACAATGCGGATCTAACTTACAAGGAGATGAAAATATGTTTTTCTGAATATGTCAATCTAAATCCTCCCACCTATAAGTGGGTAGAAAATAATCAATTGACCCTTGACATTTGAAGTTGTTCTGATAGGAACCTATATATTTTCAATTGTGAGAGTTGTCAATGAAATATAAGATTGATTCCAAATTTGTTTGGCTCAATGATAAGGCAACTTTGGTATTAATGTACTTTATACAAGGTATTCCATTTACTTTTGATGAATGTGAGGAAGAATATTATTTTGATTATGAAGTTGTTGATGAAGCAAACAATCAACCGGGATATACTATAGATAATGTATATCAAGCATCATACTATTTGATCGATGAAGAATGTCATCCTTTATTATTTGAGTTGGAATTAGAAAACCCTGAACTTTTACCTGTAGAATAATATGAAAATTAATCTCTGGTATTGTGATGATATGGAGCAATGGAGATGGACTTTAACTGGGAATGACACTAGCAAGACTGTTTGGCAAGAGTCAGGACAGAGATCAGATTTGAGAGAAGCGATGAATGATGTTGCAACTACAGTGGAATATTTACTTAGTAAAAATACTGTATAAAAAAAGAAATAAATAAGGTATAAGAAGACTTGTGCACAGGTTGAAGTAAAATGCCATTATCGCGTCTCGATAACTTTCTCAAGAATGTCCGTGGAAATATCCTTTATGTAGACCCTAATAGTTTAGATGCTACTGATAGCATTACTAACCAGGGTAATTCTCTTGCCAGACCTTTCAAAACTATTCAAAGAGCTCTAGTAGAATCTTCAAGATTCTCCTACCAGAAAGGTCTGGATAATGATAGATTTGAAAAGACAACTATTATGTTGGCTCCTGGTGAGCACTTTGTAGATAATAGACCTGGATGGATACCAGATGGGTCAAATAATTATAAATTACGAAATGGTCAAACAAGTACAGAATTTGAACAATTTGATATATATACCAATTTTGATGTAAATAGTCCTAATAACCAACTTTACAAATTGAATAGTATCTATGGTGGTGTCATCATCCCTAGAGGTACTTCTATTGTTGGTCAGGATCTTCGTAAGTGTAAAATCCGTCCTCTGTATGTTCCAAGTCCAGAGAATGATGATATTGAGAGATCTGCTGTTTTTAGAATAACTGGTGGTTGTTATTTAAACCAATTTACGGTCTTTGATGCTGATCCAAACGGTAATGCATATAAAGATTATACTGATAATACGTCTGTTCCTAATTTTTCACACCATAAACTGACTACTTTTGAGTATGCTGATGGTGTTAATAATGTAGAAATTGATGATGAGTTTATTAGTAACTATTCTACTAATAGAACTGATCTACAGATGTATTATGAAAAGATTGGTATTGCATATGGTCCATCTTCTGGTCGTGCAATCAATCCTGACTATCCAAGTTCTGGTGTTGATATTCAATCAAAGGTTGATGAGTATCGTATTGTTGGTCCAACTGGTGGAAGTGTAGGTGTAAGTAGTATTAGAGCAGGTGATGGTTCAACCGCATCTACAACAATTACTGTCACTCTGAGTGAAGGTATTAAGGGATTGAATGTTGACACTTACTTCCAAACCAATGGTGTCACTGATCAATCATATAACGGTACATTTGTTGCAACTCAAATTCTTGCTACAGATGGAGAAGGTAAGGCAACATCTTTCACATATGATACATCGACAGTTCCTTCAAATGCACTACCATCAGTAACAGGTGTATCAATCGAACTATCTAGTGATACAGTATCTGGTGCTTCTCCATATATCTTTAACTGTTCATTGAGATCAGTTTATGGTATGTGTGGTATGCATGCCGATGGGTCTAGGGCATCTGGATTCAAGTCAATGGTTGTTGCCCAGTTTACGGGTGTCAGTCTCCAGGTTGATGATAATGCATTCGTAAGATATAATGAGTCTAATGGTACATATGATGATTCATCGTCAGTAGATAATATTCACTCAGATTCTGAAGCAAAATATAAACCAGAATATTCTAATTACCATATTAAGGCATCCAACAACGCAATTATTCAGTTGGTGTCTATCTTTGCAATTGGTTTCTCAGAACACTTTACAACAGAATCTGGTGGTGATTTCTCAGTTACCAACTCTAATTCCAACTTTGGTCAGCTTTCTCTGAAATCTGGTGGTTATAAAGAAGAAGCATTTGGTGTTGATGACATTGGGTATATCAGTAACATTATTACACCAAAAAGAATTGATTCTACAAATATTAATCTTGAATATGATTCTATTGATGTTGTCAGAACTATTGGTATAGGGTCAACAAGTAGGCTTTATCTATACAATAAAAATAATCCAGATATCAAACCAAATTCTAAGATTCAGGGTTATAGGGTTGGTGCAAAGAGTGATGATAAACTTTATGTTATTATTCCTGATGGTAGTGAATCTAAGACATATGAATCAACAATTGTGATGCCAGATAATAACACTGGTTCAAGCAATGTGACCAGTGTTAAAGTTTCATCAGTTGGTAGTGCTGTAGGAACAGGTAATAGTATTGGTAGTAATATACTCACCTTCACTGAGGACCATAAATTCTTGAATGGTGAAAGCATCAGAATTCTGAGTGATAATTCAAGACTTCCTGATGGTCTTGAAAATAGTTACCTTTATTATGCAATAACAGATGGTCTAAATGCCAATCAAATTAAGATTGCACAGACTCAAAAAGATGCAGAGTTTGGAACAGAACGTACTATTAACAATCTTGGTGGTAATCTGACCGTTCAAAGTAGAGTTAGTGATAAAGTTTCTGGTAATATTGGTCACCCAATTCAGTTTGACTCTAGTGTCAATCAATGGTATGTGACCGTTGGATCTGCTGCAACTGAAAATACAATATATTCCAAATTGGTAAGTTTGGGAGCCACTACTCTTGGAGACACTACTTCCAGAACGTATATTACAAGAATTCCTGACAACAGATCATCTGATGATAGAATTTATAAGTACAGATATGTAATTCCTGGTTCATCAGGAATTGGAACTGCTAGAGTTCCTAAAGATAGTTTTATTCTTCAGGAATCTAATAATGTTATTGGTCAGACAGACACAGAAGTAGAACTACAATATAACCCAGGATCTGTTACTATGAGTAACAGTGGTCAATTGAGAAATCCTTCTTATATCTCTGATGTAAAATATGATAGTGGAATCGCATTCTATCTGACAGAAAGAAATCATCAACTTTCAATTGGATCTACAGTTGAAATTAACAATGTAACCAGCACAAACTTTACTGTAGGAACCGCACAATCTGGTTATAATGGTAAGTTTAAAGTTATTGGTATTCAAAGTGCAAGATCATTCTCTGTTGAAGGTGTTTCTACTGATCCTGGAACATTTACCAATAATACTTCCAACAGAAGCCCAAGTCTTCCTACTTTCAAACGTAAGAACTTCAATAATGATTATTTTGTTTATGATGTTGAACAGGTTGAAGAATATGTTCCTTCACAACAGGATGGTGTTTATTATCTGACTATTCTTAATACCTCAAACACTCCTCAGGTTGCACCATTTGATAATTCAAGTAAGTATAGTTTCAGACAACCTGTTGTCAACCTTTATCCACAACTTGATAGAGATAATCCAGAATCTGATCCAGAACCATCTGTAACCTATGCAAAACCAGATCGTATTGGTAGGACTGTTATTAGTGATCCAAAAAATAGTATCAGTAAAGAAACTCTTGATTTAATTACTAATGAAGTTAATTCTGGTATAGGTATAACCGATATCCAAACTTCAGAAGATGGATCAAACATTATAATCTTCACTGACCGTGATCATGGATTAAATCAACTCACCAACGTAAGTATTGCAAACTCTGGTGCTGGATATGGTAATGGTACTGGTGGAACAGAAAATCTCTATAATGCAGTTCTTTCTGGTTCACTATCTGGAACTGGTGCTCTGGCAAGAATCACTGTTGATTCTTCTGGTGGTGTTACTGATGTTCATATTATGAACAGTGGTAGTGGGTATGTTCCGACTCAAACATTGAATATTGTTGGAACTTCTCAGACCACTGGTTATTCACAAGCATCTGTCACTGTTGATAAAGTCTACAACAACATTAACGATACCATTCAAATTTCTGGTGTAGTTTCTGACAATTACGTTCAGTATAATCAACTCTATAGAATTTCTGAAATTATTAATAACAGTTCTATTAGAGCAATCCCAGTTGATACAATTACTTCTGGTATTAATACCACAGGAATTGGTTCTGTTACAACTATAGATTCATCATTCAGTCTTACAGGTCCAACTCTTGGTATTAGTACATTTGTATATGATAATACTAGTGGGTTGGCAACAGTCACCACAGCTCAAGGTCATGGTCTGAGAATTAATAACACTGTAAGAATTGGTGGGGTGGATTCGGAGTTCTTCAATAAAGAATTCCTTGTTAGTGATAATGTAGGAATTAATACTTTTACAATTAATGTTGGTGTTAACACTGTTAACCCAGGAACTGGTGGAACAATTCGTGCATACAAAACAAGTACCAGCTCACAGGGTGGAAATCTTACAATTGGTTCTGATGAACTATTTGGTGGAAGAGACATTAATTCTTATGCTGGTATTACAACAGTCATTTCGTCAGAAATTTCTAATACAACGACTGATGAGATTAATATTAGAAATGTCACAGATTTCAATTTCCAAATTGGTGATTATCTGAGAGTTGATGATGAAATTGTAAGAATTAAAACGACTGTAGGAACTAACCCTGTTAAGGTCTTCAGGGGCTTGATGGGTACCAGACCTACAACTCACTTAGATGAAAGTGTGATCAAGAAGGTCATTGTTACACCTGTTGAATTTAGAAGAAATTCAATCATCCGTGCTTCCGGTCATACTTTTGAATATCTTGGTTATGGTCCTGGTAATTACTCTACTTCACTACCAATTAAACAGAAGAAACAACTTTCTGTTGATGAGCAACTAAATTCCCAGGCACAATCTTCTGGTGGTGGTGTTGTTGTTTATACTGGTATGAATGATGCTGGTGACTTCTTCATCGGTAATAAGAGAATTTCTTCCAACACAGGTAAAGAAATTGTTTATGATACTCCTATTCAAACTGTAACTGGTGAAGACTTTGTTAATGGTGAAAATTCATCCTTCGGTATTGATGTCCTTGAGACCCAGGAAGTCATCGCTTCTAGAGCACTGAAAGTTAATGGTGGTCCTTCAAATAATATTCTTTCGGAGTTTGATGGACCAGTCGTATTCAATGAGAAACTAACTTCTACATCTAATAATGGTATTGAAGCTAATTCAATCTTCCTTCAGGGTGATGCCATTGTTTCTAGAAACTATACTGTAGGAATTGCAATTCCTACAGAAGCAGGAAATCCTGGTGATGTTGTTTATAATGCAAATCCAACAAAGGGTGGAACCATTGGTTGGACTTATACTGTAGAAAATGGTTGGTATGCTTTTGGTGGTGTTACCTCTGATGGTAATCAGTTTATCTTTGAAAAGGTTGGTATTGGAACAACAACTGCAGGAAATTGTACTCTGAAGGTTGGTTCTGGTACTTCAGAACTCTGTGTTAATGAGCATGGTGTTGGTATTGGTGGTAGCATGGCTACTGCGACAGATAAACTAGTAGTCAATGGTAGTGTTGTTGCAGTCGCATTCACAGGTGATGGTTCTGGTCTTACTAATCTCCTGAATGATAGTTTGTTCACAGGAGTTCAATCTGGTTTAGGAACTGGTATTCATCCAATTGGTGATTTGAACGTCGGTTTCGGTACTGACACATTTGATGACACCTACACACTTCATGTTGGTTCTCCTGGAACAGGTAAGACTGATCTTCTTATTAATAATCAATCTAGATTTATTGGAACTGCCGACTTCGCAGATGTCAATACATCTGGAACATTAATAGCAAGTGAAGTTGATATTAAAAGTGGAACGGTCCAGGCTGGTGTCATCACGGCAACCAGTGAACTGAGAGTTGGTACAGCTAACACTATATTCTCCGCTACTTCTGGTGTTGGTATCGGAACAGCAACTCCAAGAGATGACTTGGATGTTGAGGGTAGAGCAAGACTGAAGTCTTATTATGAAACTACTCAAACATTACTTTCCGCGTCAAATCGTGTTGAAATTGACATTGCGAAAGGTCAGTCTTTCACCCATACAACAACTGAAAGTGTTGATGATTTCAGAATTATCAATCCCCCATCAGGTGGAACCTTTGCTTTCACCTTGAAGATTATTCAAGGAACTACACCCAGAGGAGTTGGTATTGATACGTTTGTCAATAGTGGTGGTAGTACAGTCGATGTCTTCTGGCCTGCTGGTGTTACACCTGTTATTACTCAGACGGGTGGGGCTACTGATATCTACTCTTTCATGAGTTTCGATGGTGGTTCTACACTGTATGGTGGAGTTGTTGGTCAGAACTTCACCTAAATACCTTGAAGGAGAATTGTGAACAATGATACCCGCCTCTCTTAGACATTTCAGAACACCAAATACCAACTTATACTTGAATGGTCCGATTCTACAAATCGTTAAAAACCCTTCAAGTGTGACTGTTGATGGTGGTACGACTGTTGTTTTTAGTGGTTTTGCCACAGCAACATTTGAACAGAATCCAACGGCTATTTTGGATGGTGAGGTAACTTATAGATGGTATCATGTAGATACATCTACACCAGTACTAGAAGGAACAAAGTATGTTGGTACAGCAACTTCTCAATTAACTATTAATAATCCAGTATCACCAGATGATAATTTAGATAAATTTTATTTTGAATCAGGTTATACACCAAGTGCTGAACTTGATGGTTATCTGAACGATCCGACTTCGGGGAATGCAACAAATGAGTAGTATTCGGTCAGTTGAAGCACTTCTTACAGTACTTCCAGTTGTTACAATTACCTCTCAACCACAAAGTATAAGAACTGCGATAGATGTTGATACATCATTTACTATAGAAGCATCTACTACAGACACTAGATATATCATCCAATACTATTGGACAATTGATGATGTAATACAAAATAATTCAAATTCTAGAATTTTTACTATTTCAGGATCTGAGATAGGTGAAAAAAAGGTAAGAGCATATGCATATATTGACGTTACTTCAGAAAATGAGGGTAACATTGTTACTAATAGATCAATTAGTTCTTCTGATGAAGTAACCTGGAATATTGGTCCACCAAGAAGTATTATTAGATTTGAAGGATTTACACCAACAGGTGGATATAAGTATGTTGATGCCAACCTTGATGACGGTGATTTTACTCTTGATGACTCAATTTTTGATAGTACTTACAATATCGTAACTTATTACGCAAGAGAAAAGGATCTTGACCTTACAATGCATATGGATGGAGCCCCTGGTGAGACAGATCCTCCTAATGCTCAAAATCCTGGAGAAGGTGGAAGATCCTCAGTTACACTTAATCATACACAAAATATTGAACATACGGTCTTAGGAACTACCAACAACTCTGCAGTATTTCTTTATAGAGGATCAAATTTATTATTGGTTGTAGGACAAGGTGGTTCTGGTAATGGTGGTGATGGTGGTGGTGTTAATGTTGCTGGTGCTAATGGTTATAATAATGTTGCTGATGGTGGTCAATTAATCCCTATAGGTAGTTTAAATTTAAATGGTGAGTTTGGATCTAATTTAACCAATGTAACCCTACAATCAGGGGATACGTTAGCAAACCCACCTCAAGGCGGAAGAACTATTTCTTGTTCCAAGGGTTCTTATTGGACTGGATTGGGTATATCACCTTGTGAGGATAATTCTACAAGTCGAATTAAATTCCGAATTGCAGATGGAACGGAAGTTATTTTAAGTGATAATATTATCAGAGGATTTAAATCAGGATATACAATCACCAGTACAGAAGGTAGAGCAGAAAACTCAACAACTGGTGTAGGTGGTAGAGGTGCAACTGGTGGATCTGGTACATCACTAACTGGATATGGAGGTGGAGGAGGATCAGGTTATAGTGATGGTACTGCAACAATTTTTATTACTCAACTTGGCGGAGTTCCTGTAGGTGAGAAGGCAAAAATTAAATTTAGTCTTGTACCACCACCACCACAAACTAAGACCGGAACAGTTACTCATGGATTTAATAATAGTACTAATACGGATATATTCTTGAGTTTTGATGGTGCTATCGTAGATTGTGAACCACAAAACCGTGGTTCAGCAGATAGACAGGGAGGTACGGGGGAACATCTTAAGTATTATATCCTTACTATGAATAGTAATTATACCAATCTTTCTGTTGAGATGCTTCAGGATGCCACAGCTGGTGGTGGTCCTGGTATGGGTCTACGGCCAACTAAGATTGAAAAGACTGATGATTATAGATGGAGTATTTGGTTCAATAAAGCAATTGGATTTAATAGCTTTGCTAGAAATTGGTCAGTAACGGGAAGTTAATAAATAATAAATAAATAGAGAGGTGGATAGTGAAACCTCTGAGGTATCAATGGCCGTTAACAAGAACTTTGTAGTCAAAAATGGTGTAGAGGTTTCTACAGATCTCATCTATGCCGATAATAGTATTGATAAGGTTGGTATTGGTACGACTACGCCAGGAGCCAAACTTGAAGTTATTGGAGATATTGTAGGTGTAGGACTTACTTTATCAGGATCAACTACTGGAACAGATGCCAATTATTCGGGTATTGTTACTGCGAGTAGTGGTTTAGAAGTTGGATCAGGTGGAACTTCCATTACTGTTGATGTAACCAACAACAGTGCAGGATTTAACACTACAACACCTGATACTAGGTACGTTTTAGATGTTCAAGCAGGTGCTGGTCAATCAGCAGCTAACTTTGGTGGTGGAGTTGATATTGAAGGTGACTTAAATGTTACTGGTTCCTTTTCTGGAACGATTAATACATTAAATAATCCAACAATTATTGGTGTAGTCACTGCAAATGATGCAGAGATTTACACACAGTTTAATATTATAAACAATAGTACATCTGCTTATCAATATCAGGCAACTGGTATTGGTTTCACACAGAATACTGATAACCCAATCCTTTATCTGATTAGGGGTAAGAAGTATCATTTCAATCTGAATGCAACGGCACACCCATTCTATATTAAAGCGCCTGAAGCAGGTATTCATTCAACTGGAACCACACTCCTCTATGATGATGGAGTTGAAGGACAAGGAACAGAAGTAGGTATTCTTACTTTCAAGGTTCCATATAATGGACCAAGTAATGTTTATTACCAGTGTTCTGTTCATACCGGCATGGGTAATACCATGTACCTGTTGGATGGAACTGGAATAGGTGGTGGTGGTGGTGGATCAACTGGAATTTCCAGTATCACTGTCATGGATGATGGTTCTGTAGTTGGTTTTACAACAATATTAAATGTTACTGGAGATGGGGTATCTGCCACTATTAACAGTAATAGAATTGATATCGATGTTCCTGGTACTGCAGATTGGGCTGGTATTGGTTCTCCTATCAAGTATACTGATGGATCTTTATCACCATTTACATATATTGATGAGGAATCCAGTGTTACTAGTAACATGGTTTTGGATACTACCAATACTGGTCCAGGAACATCATATGTTATTGTTGCCACACCGAAATTGGTTATTCAGTCGGGTGTTGGTGTAACACTTGGACTTGGTAAGACAATGATTGTTGATATATTAGATCTTAGTTCTTACAACTGATTCCTACCCCATAGCATAAAATAAGATGTCACAACTTAACGTAAACATAATTAAGAACAGGGTAGGAAATAATGGTCCTACTATCTCAGGAAATACCTCTATAAGTGGTATTTTAACAGCAATTAGTTATTATGGTGATGGTTCTAATCTGACTGGTATTGCCGTTACTGGTGGTGACAATATCTTTGACAATATTCTAGTTACCGGAATATCAACATTTCAAGGTGATGCCAATTTTGATGGAAATGTAACCATCGGTGGAACTCTTACCTATCAAGACGTTACAAATGTCGATGCTGTCGGCATGATTACGGCAAGAAAGGGTATTAATGTCCTGGCAGATGGTATTCAAGTCAATGCTGGTATTGTTACTTCAGCTAGTGGATTTGATGGTTCATTAACCGGTAACGTAATAGGTGATCTAACTGGTAATGTAACTGGTAATTTGATTGGTGGAACTATTGTTGGAACCAGTGCTTCTGTCAGTGGAATGACCACTGTAGGAAACCTGGATGGGGTGATATATAGTGGAGTATCTACTACATCTATTAATAAAGATGTAATAAATCGTGAGTTTTGTGAGGTTGTTGCAGCTGCAACATCAATCACATTACCCGCTTCACCAACAGTAGGTAATGAAGTTTATGTGGCAGTTGGTAACTTCACAGATACTATGGTTATTAGAAATTCTGAGAACATTATGAGTTTAGCAGAAGATATTATTTTAGATGTGGCATATAAAAATGTAAGATTTGTTTATGTTGATTCAAATGTTGGCTGGAGGATAAACTAAATGGCTGCTCAAAAACAATTTACTACTTCCGCAGGTAGTCATCTTAATAATAGGGAGATTTTTTACGGTCCAGCAACTCCTGGATCTACACCGTATACTTGGCCAGTCCCAAGTGGAACCACTGAAGTCCATGTTCATGTTTGGGGTGGCGGTGGACCTGGTCATTATCTGAGTTGGGCAGGAGCTGGTGGTGGAGGAGGTGGTTATGCCAGAGCACCATATACAGTTACTGATTCTGATACTTTAGCAATCACTGTTGGTGGTGCAGCTGCAACCTCATCGGTAACAATTCCAACGCAGTCTCCTACCGGATCTACTTCTCCTGTAAGTGCAACTGGTGGAAGTATTGGCAACGCTCCTTCTAATGGTGGTGTTGGTGGTAGTGGAGCGGTTACTTTAAATCCTACATTTCCACACTATTATTGTATGACTGCCAATGGTGGTTGTGGTGGATGGGGTACAGGTTTTCCTGTAACTCAGGGAGCCGGTGGTGCTGCTGGTTCTCCTTTAGGTACTGGTGGTGATGGTGGATGGGGTTGTAGTACCTTTGGAGGTGGAATCGGTCAAGCACCTGGTAACAATCGGCATAAACAGGAGTACCATTATTGTGTTGGCGGAACAGGTCCTTATACAACCGTTGGGACAATTTATGCTTGTCACGGTGGGAATTACTTGACAGGTAGAAAGAGTGGCTGTTACTACAACCCCGACAATTACAGTAATTATACCCCAAGTTCAGGATCTACTGGTGATTATTCAACTATCGTACTTGGATCAGTGGGTTGTAGTAACTTCATGGAAACTATTAAAACTTGTTGGCATTGTTGGAATCCAGCATCATATATACTCAGTACCTGTCCAGGTGGTTTTACTCGCACATATTCTGCACCTGAAGCTAATACAAGTAGGGGTAGTGAGTGGTTCTACGTAGAGGATATGGCAGGAGCAGGTGGTTATCAGTATACTACTCCTACCTCAGATATTATCCAGAGTGACGCAGGAGCAGGAGCAGGTGGTGGTCCTCAGGGACAGGCTGGTATATTAGGAGGTGGTAGCCAGTGTAATAATGTCAATTGGGCCCTACCAACTTCAGCGGGATATGGAGGTGGAGGTGGTAGTAATAATTCCGCACCAGCACCCCAGGGCCCCCATACCGGTGGTGCTGGCTTAGTTATTCTTTACTGGTAAAATAGGAGATTAAACAAATGTCAAATTATAGTCAATTTTTTCCTACTAGTAGTGGTGGTGGTGGCGGTGAAACTTCTACACCAGGTAACAGAGTAAATAGAAGAATTTTTTACGGTCCTCTCGACAGTCCTACTGCCGCTACTGTTAATTGGACAGTTCCTGATACTACTACTACAGTAGAAGTCCATACATGGGGTGGTGGTGGAGGTGGCTTTTGTGCCCCAAATCCTGCTGAAAATCATTGTTACGGTGGTGGAGGAGGTGGTGGTTACGCCCGTGCTGAATATGATGTAACTGGTGGTGATATTCTTGCTATTACCGCTGGTGGTATAACAGGAACCTCATCGGTAACAATTCCAACGCAGTCTCCTACTTCTCCTGTAAGTGCAACTGCTGGTTCTAATACTAGTACAGCCAGTGGCGCTGCTGGTGGTAGTGGAGCGGTTACTTTAAATCCTACATTTCCACATGTTGGTATTGTTACTGCCAATGGCGGTTCTGGTGGTGTTGGATCATGCCAGGACTCTGGACCAACCCCCTGGCCAGGTACGGCTACGTACTGGAAGATGTATATAGGTGGAGGCGGCGGTGCTGCTGGTTCTCCTTTAGGTCCTGGATGTTATGGTGCTTGTGCCTCCCAACCTTCGTGGACTGCTGGTGGTGGTGGTGGTATTGGTGGTCAGGCAAATTATGCTCATGGTGGAGGATCTAGGACATGTGCAAGAGTCAACGTTGCTGGCAGGGGTGGAACTACTAATGCAAATAGAATATATAGGGGTAATTCTGTATGTACTCGAGCTTATAGCTCAACCAGAGCCAATTGTAATGAAGATGTTTGGTGGAGAGTTGAAGATATTCAAGGGGAAGGTGGATTAGGAGCTGGATGCCAATCCTCCTTATGTCAGAATAATATGATTATGGCTGGAGGAAAGGGTGCTGGTGGTGGTGGAGCTGGAGTCATGTGGGGTTGCATGGGTGGTAACTATCAACAGTATCAACTTCTTGGCCAAGGTGGTAGAGGTGGTATCCTTGGTGGAGGTGGAGGCAATATCCTTTATTGCAATGATCCCGGTGGTACGTGTATTACGTGGGATTGTTGTGATGGTAAAGGTGGAGCCGCTGGTGGCAGTGGTGGTGGACAGACAGGAACACCTGGTATTGTGATCATTTACTGGTAAATTAAAAACAGGAGAATTAAAATGTCTAAATGGATTAGAGTAGAAAATAACGTGGCTCAAGAGATCATTACATATGATCCTAATGGTGTCATTAATGAGGCATTCTTACCTCGTTTCAAGGGTCCTTTCGCGGATAACTTCAAGGTAAATCTTGGTGATTTATATACCCAAGATTCAAATTCCTTTGTACCATTTCCTGCAGTACCAGAAGGACCACCTCCAGTAAAAGAAGAAGAATCAGCACCAATTTATATTACTCAAGAAGACTTCAGATCACAACTGACACTTTCTGAGAAACTTATTTGGGATAATCCATCCAATGCTACTACGGCTCAATCAAATGCTATTACTACCATAAGTAGCGATTTTCCACAACGTGTTGATGGTGATCAATTCCGTGAAGAGTTAGATCTTCTAGAATCTGTTGAAGTTATTGGTAACGGTAGGTCAACCACACTTCTAAAATACTTCTCCTCTATGTAATTCCTGGTTCATCTCTTTAATAAATAACTAAAAAGTAATAAGATGTCTAGATTAAGAGCAGACAATCTAACTAACAGGGCTGGAACTGGTGCACCATTGTTCGTTCAGGGAGCCGTAGTTACTGGTGTTTGTACTGCAACAAGTTTTGATGGTGATGTAACTGG